GTATCATTCATTTTATTTTGGGTTTAGCGGGGCTTAATTGCGACCGCTGGATCTCTTAAAATAGAAAAGCCGCAACCGTTGCAAGTCTTTTTTTAAATTATTTCTTTCAATGGGCCCTTGCAAGGCACCAGGGGCAAACGCGTTCAAATCGACCAATTGCACCAGCTGCGGTCCTGGTATAAATCGACCGTTTCCACCGATTCCATCGACCGATTAAAAGCACCGTTTCCACCGGTTTTGTTTTGTGGCTAAATACACCAAATGCACCGATTGTGGCCGCCTCGCGCGTAGCCCAGGCCCGTAAGTTTTACGTGTACGTGTTCGTGAAATGTTTTACGTGTTCGTGAAAAAAATAGCTTGCATCGGGGGTTATATTTCTCATATGTGGACATTTTAACCATTAACAACAAGAGGAGATATGTATGACACCTGTAACACAATTAGAAACCGCTGAGATACGCGTTTTAATCGCCAGCTATAACCGTATGCGTCGTCGCATCATCGACAATAACGCCGCCAGAGAACGCTTGGAGTCGTTAAAGGACGAGCTAATAGCGAGGGGGGAGTTAGCGGTATGAGCATGATGACTTTTGCTTCGATTATACTCATCATGGTATTTGTCTTTGCGATGCTTTATTCGGACTGATGAGCGATAACGATCTATGTATATGGTGTGGATTGGAACTTCAAGGTCGTGACCGCGAGGGGAACATCTGTGCTGAATGTATAATGAGAGAAAATGAAAAGGAGAACAACGATGAAGATAACGATTGAACACTACGGAAGAACCGTGACTTGGGAAGGACCGGAAGAGTCCGACTTATACGATGTGATGGACGCGTTTAAAGGCTTGCTACGCATCTTGGAGTATGTCATTGACGACAACGATGAGGACCAGTGATGTGGGTCGTACCGAAAACATTATCAGCTTTTGCTCCGGCTACGGCGGTCTTGAAAACGGAATCCGACGAGCTGGTGTCGATGTTAGGACAGTCTGTTACTGTGAACGGGAAGCTTATGTCCAAGCAGTATTGGTCAAGGCGATTGAAGAAGGACGGATGGATAGCGCGCCTATATGGTCAGATGTTGTCACATTCCCAGCAGAAAGCTTTCGAGGAAAGGTGGACGGAATCACTTGCGGGTATCCATGCCAACCGTTTAGTTCCGCAGGAAAGCGAAAGGGAGAAAAAGATCCTAGACACTTGTGGCCCTACATCCGAGAACACGCCAGGACAATTGGAGTTCGATGGATTTTCGCAGAGAATGTCGAAGGACACGCCACGCTTGGACTCTCCACAGTCATCAGCGATTTGGAAGAAGATGGTTTCAAGGTGGAGGCAGGAATATTCAGCGCGGAAGAAGTTGGCGCTCCTCACCGAAGGAAACGCGTCTTTATCTTGGGCCACGCCACAAGCGAGCGATTATGTCGAGGGAGCCAGGACGAGCTTAGAGAGCAATCAGAAATGTCTAGGGAGGGATCTCAAGATGTGGCCGTCGCCTCGAGCGGGGAATCCCGGGAGTCGCAAGCCAGGGACGGGTGGCAAGGTACTAGCGGAAGAAGCGAAGAGACACGCTGGCCTTCTCGACCAGGAGAGCAGCAATATGGATGGGAGTCACCGAGAACAGTTGTCACCCGATTGGGTGGAAAGCCTCATGGGTCTACCCATAGGAACAACCGACTTAGGCTCCTGGGCAACGGAGTTGTACCACAAACAGCAGAATTAGCTTGGCAAGTATTATCGAATCGTTTACACAACACACAACCATGAAAAAACTACTATTATTATTAACGCTATTCGCAGTCGCGTCTTGTACGACGACTAAAACCGCAATATGGGACACCTGTCCATCGGATCTTGGCTACTCCTGCCCTGAAGACGGAAGCCCTTGCCCGTTTTGTAACGACGAAGATGACGACTCCTAATCCATTTGACAACGGGTTGTTTTGGTGCGAGGGATGTCAGGTATTTGATCAACGCCGTTACCTTCGCGAACACGACGGGTGCTTCGACAACGACGAAGACGACAACAACAATAATAACGAAGAAAACGAAAACGATGAGTAAACTAATAGCTTTAACGGGCCCGAAAGGCGTAGGTAAATCGACCTATGCGAAGTTTGTAGCGGGAGAGAATGGCATAGTAATCTCTTTTGCAACGCCGATTAAACAGATGCTGACTGCGATAGCAGGGGATGAGTACATCTTTGGGACGAAGAAGAACGCGATAGTACCGCACCTTGGGGTAACAGGACGGTTCCTGATGCAGACATTGGGTACGGAATGGGGACGCGAGACAATCGACCAGGACATATGGGTAAACTCAGTGCGTCGTATGTTAACGAAGAGCTTCTTCAGTGAGTACACTCCTGTGATCATCGATGACTTACGCTTTGAGAACGAAGCCAAGATGGTACGGGAGATGGGCGGGGAAGTATGGGAGATTGATCGTAAAGATTTTACTCCTGAGAACGACGGACACATCTCAGAGATGGGCGTAAAGGCTGTCGATAAGAAAGTCCTGATATGAACGAAGAAGAAGATTTGTCTTTTTCTAGCGGCGACTTGATGTCGTATGGATCGGAGTATGGACAAGGTGATTGGTTATACTTTGCCAGCGACTTTCCTGCGTATGAAGATGTCGTCAAAGGCTTTGATAACTTTTGGAATAATACCCAAGTAAAAGAGTTTCCAAAAGATGAGAACGGAAATAACTTGCGTGATGAGAACGGAGAGATAATAGTCATCCGCACAAACAAACCAAGAAAGCGTTTAAAGACGCAGCTTTATTTCCATAACCACAAAAAAAGAAAAGCAAAAACGAATAATGAAAGTACTGAAATTAGCTGACGAAGTATACAAGAGACACTGGCGCGGGTGTAAGGATGGAATGGGATTACTAAACAATGCGGAGGATGTATGTAAGCGTCTTGGGAACGACGTTGAGATCCGCGAAGTAAACGAACGAAGGATCGACGACCTGGTGCTGGGTTTAGAAGACGATAACAAGGCGGCAGGCACGATTAACAAGCGATTGGCGGCGCTATCAAAGATGTTACGCTTCGCTTACAGACGCGGTTATATCGAGCGTATGCCCGTGATTGAACGGAAGAAGGAACCGCAGGGTCGTATGCGTTGGTTGAGCGAGGAGGAAGAGTATCGTATGCTAGGTAAGTTTCATGCGATGGGTAAGCCTTTCATAGCTGACTTCTGCAAGATACTTATTGATACCGGAATGAGGACGGGTGAGCTGTTTAAGTTGCGGGGCAGGGATGTCGATATAAGCGGGGTAAACTTCCAACGCATGATCCATTTGTGGGAGACAAAGAATGGTAAATCAAGATCCATCCCGGTTACTAATCGTGTGTACGAGATATTGTGTCGTTATAAAACATCGAACGACGCTTTATTATTTACCTTTAAGCAACACACTTTAAATCGTGCTTGGAAACAGATGAAGACTGAGCTTGGTATGGACGACGATAAAGAGTTTATACCGCATTGCTTGCGTCATACTTGTGCGTCCAGGTTGGTACAACGAGGGGTAGACATTCGTGTAGTACAGGAGTGGCTCGGTCATAGCTCGATACAAACGACGATGAGGTACGCCAAGATCGCTCCTAAGAATTTAGCAGATGCGAGAGATGTTTTGGAAGCATGAAGACGATAGAAGATTTTCGTATAAATAAACTGCTTAGACAGACAGCTCTACAGACAGGTAACCCTAGAGGGACTTACAAACGTAATGAACCACATCCATATGTAGAGGGTTTATTTTATTATAGTTGGATAGAGGGAAAGGAGCGTTGGCATGATAGTGATTCTGTCAAAAGAATGAAGGAGCGCGACAGTAGGTGGAACAAATCTAATAAAGCGAAAGACGCACAATTGAAACATAGTCGAACTGAAAAGCGAAAAGTTTGGACTAAAAATTATCAACAAACTGATGCTTACAAAGCTTATCAAGATGCTTATAAAAAGGAAGGTAAAAGAGCAAAAGTACAATCACGTTACAAAAAATCTGACAAAGGTAAGGCGAAAAACAATGTATACTTAAGCCAACGCAGAGTTAAAGAAAGAGGTTTTTTCAGTAAAATGACACAGGATGAAAAGCTTCTTTTAAAACGATTTTATGAGTGGCGTGTACGTATCCAAAAAAAGTTAGGAATAAAATTTAATGTAGATCACATCATTCCTTTAAGCGTAGGTGGTACTCATCACCCTTCAAACCTTCAAGTAGTGCCTGCTAAGTGGAATCAAAGTAAGCATAACAGAAACACTGATCGTTGGTTACCAAACGGTTTTTAAAGATTTGACAAGTCTTCGAAATAAATATCTTATCTAAAAAACGAATGAATCAAAGCGAATTGAATAAGGAGATGGTATCTCACGGTATTGCCCGTTACCGTCGTCGAGTACAAACAGCCAAGGAACGCAGTCAAGAATCTGATTCACCTTATGGTCAGCGATTGTTGCGTAATTATTTACCGCTGTTTATTGATGCTGTAGAAAAGCGTTTTGATTATCATCGTAAACATCCACATGCTGTACCCGTTTGGATGCCATTGGTATGGGACATGGATACGAGAAAGCTGTGCTTGTTGGCGTTTAAATGCGTCCTTGATGGTATCAGTGAGCGTCGTCCTTTGACTTCAGCATCTATTCGTATCGCTACTGCTATTGAAGATGAGATCCGTTATGAACGATTGAAGGAGGAATATCCTAAAGTCTTTTACTACGCACAAAAGGATGTGGAAAAGAATAAGAACGCTTCATATCGCAGACAACGCGAAGCATTCCTGGCACATGAAAGAGGCGAAGCAAAGAAGGGCCATATCGAAGCTTGGAGACAATGGACTCGTCGTGAAAAGACGATGATGGGTACATGGTTATT